TACCACGTTAACAGACATAAATGCCTGTGGTGAGCGGTATACAGTAAATGCTTCTGGCGCAAGAATTACAGCAGAATCATCTATAGTAGTTGTAGCTGTGAAGTTCTTATCTACATATAGATCTAATCCTAGAACGTTACCTCTATTTGAAGTGCGTAATACATCTCCGCCTGAGTTCATAGGTTGTGATGCTGAATAAATTGGGCGGCCAGTGTTATCTACTGATTGTAGAAGTAATTGCCACTGTGATGGGTTAGCAATATAGTTACTTGCAAAGTAGCCGGTACCTGTATAAATTTTACGAGCTGCATCGCTAGTAAATTCAATAATACCAGCTGAATCTGCATCGCAACCTGAAGAATACTGACCTGCAGCAATAAGTGCAGTTAATGCAGCTGTATCAATAGTTGTTAAATATGCATTTTGTAATTGTTGTGTTAGCTCTGCATAGAAGTTAGGGTCTGAACGCTCTAACAACTCGACAGATAGTGTGTTCATACCTGAGTACTTAGACACTGTACCTGTTAGGTAAGCAGTTTCCATACCTGTATTAGATACTGCGCCTGCTTCTGCCTCTACAGTTACTGTAGGTGCTACACCAGTGCCGCCACCTGCTGAAGTTACAAGTGATGGTACGTTAATAGTCATACCGGATGCTGGCAGAACGCCTTGTGAACATGCATCGATTGTTGGTGTGCCAAAACGTGTGTTTGTTACAAACTCAGTTAGGTATTGTGTTGGGTTAAATGCTGGGTTTGTTGAAAATGAATCATCTGCTGCTGCAATAAATAATCTTGATTCATCATTGCCTAATGCTGCTTTGATTTTGTGCTCTGTGTACTTTGCCATCGAATCGATAGGTGTGCGTACACGAGTTTGAATTAGTGGTGCTGTAATTACTGGGCGTGCAGCTTCTACTGTAGGAGTAGCAGCCTCTGCCTTTGCTTCTTGTGGCGCTGTTGCTAAATCTTCCACAGGAGCCTCGCTTTCTTTTGGTTGATTTGTGTCCTCTGCTTCGTTTTCACTAGCAGCAACTTTAGTTACTTGTGCAGCGCTGAACGCTGGACTTTCTACCAGGCTAACCTCTCTTAATGTTGCGCTGGTTACATATAAATACTCTTTTTTCTGTACAGACTTATTTACATCTACACCGACAGATAAACCATCAATTAATTGCTCGCCAGCAAGAATTAAAGCATCTTGGCCTTGCATTGAATTGCTAATCTTGAACTGGGCATAGATTCCATCTTCTGCCTGGTTAAATTTTTGCATACGGCCTATTGGTCGCTCTGGTGCATGTTGCATAAGCATCTTTATCTTGCCTGGATCTCCTATTTCTATTGATCCTTTGGCAAATACGACCTTACCTACGGAAGTATTGCCGACCTCTTCAAAAGGTACAATTTTGCCAGCGATTACTCTGCGCTCGCCATCGGCAGCTTCTACCTGGCTACTGAATGTAAGTTTCATCTTCTGTTTCTCTTCCGTTAGGTGTCATTTGTTCCATTTCTTTAGCTTCTTCAACGTCAATTAAACCTAGATTTATCATTTTCTCTAATGCCTCTAGGCGCTTCATTGTGTCAGCTCTTAAGAATGATTCTTCTATAGCAAACTTAACTACATGGCCTCTAGGGGTAATATCATCCATGCTTAAACGATCTTCAATAGCACAGATAAACGGCTGTAGTGAATATGCTACAAACTCTTTACGACCATCGATAATGTTTTGATAAGTCATGCTGTTATTCATATCTGCGCTTATGTAATATGCAGGTACATTCATGGCACGTGCAATTTGTGTTGCAAGATATTGCTGTGCTTCGTTATACATCATATCTTTAGGGCTAAAGCCTGTAGTTTCGTAAGATAGAGTAGAAGTTAAATAAGCTGTAGATCTATTTTGTCTGCTTTGCTTCCATTGTGCTAATAATCCTGATACTTGTGCTTCTGGTAAATCTGCACCAGTGTTTTTAATGTAGCCACTTGGCATTGGAGTTTGTGCAGATACAGCTGCAGCTTTTTCAATATCTAATGCGCTTTGTATTGTACGTGCTGCGGTAGTTAATACACCTTGTGTTAAACCTTGGAATGTGATAAGTGAACCAATACCGGACATTGGAGTCTTAACACCATCTACAAAGTATTCATCTACTTCTGTGCCAAATTTATTTGTTGTAAATGTAACTCTATTGTTTGCTACCCATTCAAATCGTGATGGTCTTAAATCATCTGCATATAATTCTGTAACACGCCAATATGCAACACCATAAAATAGAAGACTATCGACAGTCCAAGATATGGTGACGGATCGTGGTTGCCGATAGTCTGGTTGATCTATCCAAAGAGGATTCCCCAATTCCTCACCATTAGACTTTTTGTAAAGTTTTAATGGCAAGTAAGAAACTACACCAGCTATAAGATTTCTGCAACGTGAAACGGCAGGTACTTGCATTGCATAATTACGATCTAATCCACCTGGAAAATTACCTACACCAGTTGTAAATGAACCATAGCCATAAGCTGTGTCCATAATGGCAGGGGCGTATTGCGCTTGGACAGTTTCAGTTTTTTTGGTTATACCCAAAGCAGACAATAGACCCATATATATACTTTATACCATAATTAGGACATTTAGTGCAAGTTAGACAATAATTTGCGCAGTTTGTTGCGGTTTAGTTAATTGAGATACAACCATAGCAAGGCTTATTGCAGCTGTAACATCGCCAGCCGATTTACGCCTAATAATACGCCATCCAGCATCATTAGTCTTGGCTGCACAATTATTTAAGTGCTGTACTAAGTCTGCTTGCCCACTATGTACTAATCTAACGTTAGCCAGGGCATCTGATAAATCCGAGCAAGCCTGGTAAAACGCCTGGCCACTGCAATCTTCTATACGCCATCCGCTTTGTTCTAATTTTGTGGCTAAAGTCTGTGTGGCGTACTTGTCAAACATAATTTTATGTGGGTGGTACTTCTTTGCCCACTCGTTAATATCACTAGCCATCTTAACTTCGTCTACAGCTACTTCACTCGACCATAATTGCGCTAGACCTACAGCTATCTTGCCATCTTTTAATTGACCCATTACGAGCGCCCCAGAGCGCCTTGTCGGTGCAATATCAAAGGCCATTATAGTCATAGGCCCGACAGGGATTTCTAATGTGCTATCACTACATGCCTCAATAGATCCATATACCCATGGGCTTACAGCGCTATCTATCCACTGGCATAACATTTCAGTACGTGTAGCTTCTACACTGTTTGTATTGACTGATTCTTCTAAGGTTTCTTCGGATATTAAATGCCCTAATGCTGGATTCGCTAATGCCCAGGCTTTACGATCATGTATCTTGCAGTGCTGAGGTGCTGACCACTCGTAATAACCTAAACTTTCTGGTGGATATGATAAACAGCGCTCTTTAAGATCATTAAGCACAGTGCTAAATCCATCACCTGCGTTACTTGTCATTAAAGTCATCGAATTTGGCCTAGCACGGGTAACAGGCAGTGCAGCTGTAAATGCTTCTTCTGTCCACTCACGTAATTCATCTATGTATAGAAAGTCGGCAGTCTTTCCACGTGGTGCATCTCGTGTGGCTGCGGCTATTTCATATCGAGCGCCATTAAGTAAGCTGATAGATTCTTGACCATTAGCCAGGCGTATCTGTCTTACTTGATCTTTTAAAAATTGATTATCTTCTATCGTATAACTTACTTGCCTAAATGTATCTAATGCCATATTGCGATTAGAAGACATACCCAGCACGTTTTTAGATCCCCATAGGAAGAGATGGCTTAATATAAGCATACGTGCCAGGTGGGTCTTGCCATTCTGTCTTGCGACTAAAATTAGAGCTGTTTTTTTACGCCAATTATCTTGTTCATCTACACATAACAAATCATCAAGTACAAATCTCTGCCAGGGGATTAAAGGTAGACCGATCTTCTCAGCTAGATCGGCCACCTCGTCCGCTTTGCTTTTACCTTTAAGTAAAGGCGTGTGAACTCTAGGTGTGGTACTGCCAATTAGCCCGACCCCTCGTTGAGTCTGGCTTGATTCCGCATCATTCTGCATCGAAATCCAATGTATCTGGCTTAGAAAAGGGTGATTCCGGAACGACCTGGACTGTCTTGGAGAGAGAAGGTTTGAA